ATTCACGAGGACAGTAAAATGAGCCATCTTACATACAAGGAGCTCACCAACTCCAGGTCCAATTTTAAGTTTTCCTGTCGTTTAGTCCGTAGTTTTCACTACGCATGGTTTACCATGATTGCGGTGACCCTACACCGCAGGCTAGTCGGGTCAAGCTAGCCTGCGTTTTAACTAGATGTTTAGTTAAATGCACTTACGTGCGAAAGCGTGAGCGGTGGACCCACAAGAAAGCCAAAAGAAAAATCGTCTGCAATAGACATAAATCCTGTGACTCCTGCGAGATCACCCTCCCACGCGTGAACGTTTGTACCTGCGTTCGAAGGGACGAATTTAAACTGTCCGTCAGCAGCGTACCTATCATAGAGATAGTACTCACGCGGCGCACCCAGAATAGTGGGAATCGCGGGCCATGGTTGATAAAAGGGAATCGCCATCTCCACAGGTTTGTCCGCCGCTGCCAACAGCGTGATACCAGTACCCGTAAAGCCAAGGGCAGCAGCCGAAATGCCAGTATCAACTCCTGGCTCGATTGCGAATTGAAGTTTGTCGGTGGTATCAATCACCCGCAACCCACCAGCCATGAAGCGATACAAGATGGAAACTCGCTCCCACACAGCTGGCCTGTTCTTGATGGTATGATCAAGCCCAGGCGATGTGTTGTACCCAACAAAGTATGGGTTCTTGGTTGTTGTCATCTGATGCATCCTCTTGAGCAACTGGCGGAAACCAGAATACACCTCTCCGATGCCGTGGCCATTAATGGCGAAGTCCTTGTCGGAGCAACCCTCATACATGGCTATACCAGCCTGGGCCTCCCCGAAGTGCGAACCCACGCTCATCGCTGTTGAAAACGATGCTTGAATGGGACGGATCTTAGGGTTTACCCATGGAACAGCCAACTGGAAGTCGGGTGCCCCACGCACTGTCGCAACGAACTCAATGTTATCTGCCACTGCGTCCGGCCGGCGAAGCGCGTTGACCACAGAGAAGAAAAGGGTGCCCATAGGAGACACCCAAGTCGCATCGACTATTGCCTCTGGACGAGAGTATCCCCGAAATTCCGTCACTTTCCACGGTTGGTTGTACGTGTAAGGAATAGAGATGTTGATCGTGGACGTATCTCTCAGATCGAAAATCTGCGAATAACACTTGTTCAGATCAATCTTCTGGAACGCTGCATCACCCGTATTCACAGCACCGGGAACAAACGTCACTCTCACACGTGCAGAGTGGAACGGAGTCTTCACAACCAGAAATTCGTACTCGAGCCCGCCACGCCAGTACATCGCAAATGTCGTCAGATACGACAAATACGTTTCCTGGCGAACGACGTAATGCACATTTTCGACCTGTCGCGCGGTCTTCCCACACACTGTAGCGTCAACGGGAATAGACCAAAACAACTGTCCCTGTTTTTTTGACACGAACAGCTTAAACGAATCCAGATATGTAAAACGTCGGGCAAGAGTCTTAAAGGCCATCTCATCGGTGTAAGAACTGAAAACGGCCTGAGGCAAATTGGTAGTATTTTTTGCATCGAGAGCCATGGTTCGCGCGTCGGACATACCGTTGTGATTCGTCATGAATCGAACGTGATTCGGCTGCATATTGTGCGAATATTCAGGCTGCGTAGGCTTCGACCATCCCTCAGTGACTGCCGCTGTCGCAGCTTTCACAAGAAGCTTAGAGCCGAGGTCAACAGCTTCAGACAACGCATCAGAGGAAGGCACGACTTGCGTTTCCACATTACCTTCAGCACGCCGCTCGACCTCAAGACCGGATTGTGCCGCACCTGTCGGGATCGTGAGATCGATATCTTCGGCCCAGCACCACACGGTTCCATCGCAATCTTGCGAACCCGTAAGCTTGCTGAGAACCTGTAGCCTCACATCGCCCATCGTACCAACCTGTTTCACCAGATCGAAATGGGAGATGACGGGTATAAACGGAATCTTCAACTGCATAGCAGTCGACTCTCCACATCGATAAATCGCGTGGGGATATCCATAAATACCCGCGAGGTGCTGCAAATTCGAGGGCGCGAACTGGGTCTGCTGGGTCAACGGCTCAAACGATGCAATAAGCGCCCCGGCATTGAACGGCTGCGCATTCACCTGGAATTCAAGTACCAGATTACAACGCAAGAATCGAAAGCCGCTCAATTTTTGGGCGATCATCGGCACTGACAACCAATCGTAAGGGAGCCTGTGGACAGTGAGGTTATGCAAAACATTATCCGCTGTCTTCCAGTCGAAATCAGCCATACGCACGGGTCTCTTAAGAAAACCAATAATGTCGTTGGCGAGGCGATCTTCTGCTCCACAGGAAATGGGCTTAGGCACTGTGGACTCGAGAGCTCGGATTGATGTTGCCATCTCACCATCTTCGTGCATCACCATAACCTCCTCACGGTGGACCATTTTCGCTCCTCCAGCAAAATTGGGTTGCTCTTCAGCATCGGCCTGCGCATTTCCCCCATGATCAACGCCTGGGGAAGACAATAGAGACGCCATCGCGTTGGAAGCCCTTTCAATACTACGCACGGTGTTATTGAGCATAATATCTGTTGGCACCCAACCTTCATCCAGCTTAACGCTAACCTGTCGGAACAGGCGTTGCAAACGCTTAACAGCATTTTCCAAACTTTCTTTTTGGCTTGTAGCAAGTGTGTTATCTTCGGTTGGGTGAACACTCAATCTTTCCCTTCCTGCATGCCAGACGAGTAGCTTAATGTTTTGAGAGGGCACACACTCGTCACTAGGAGTAAATACTCCTCCCTCTCCAGCCTGCGCCACACCCATATTTCCAAGATGGATGGGGAGCACGCCGGACTCCAGCAGGATTTGCTGCAACACAGGTAATGGCAATTTCTGTGAAGCCCCGATCACGGAGTTTATACCTAAAATGTATTTGTAGCAATCAGAACGCCGCACGGTATCATAATCCTCAAGAGTCACACGCACTCGGCTCGAAATGATGCGCGCTGCTTCCTCCAGAAGGGGATAATATTCATCCCACACCTTCTCGTTGTGTTGAGCCAACTCATAGATGGCTGCTCGTAAGGTGTATGCCGTCAACGTGTACTGGTCTGATGAACGCGTCTTATTCCACTTGATCATCTCGACGATGGTATCGATATCAAGCGGCCCGCGGAATCGATGTTGCTGAGTGTCAAACTCGAACGTCCTCTTTAGAAAACACACTTGGCTAAGAGTCTTAGTCGCCACGAGAACACCAGTTTTCGCTTCGTCGGTGTACGTCATCCCAAAGGTAGAATACGCCTCAGCCATGGTGATCTGGTTAAACCACTCAGTGATCTCGTCAGAAACATTCGTGACGTCATCATCGCCGTAATTCGCGTGGCTCACACACCTATCGAACTCGCTCATGAGTGCGAACTTTGGTGCGTAACGGCGCGCGCAAAGGAGAAAAACAGCACGTATCAGAATCGAATGCAGCACAGAATTGAGAACCGAAGTAAAAGGGCACCCGGATGGTTGGCCGTGCGTCCACATGTAAACAGTGCTTCCGTTGATGTGCACCGAATTAACGATCTCAAGCCACAACATCTCTCGTATCTTCTTCTCTTCTGCATAATTGGCACCAGGGGCGAGGCTGTAAAAGAATTCGATAACCTCGAGAACACTCCAAACTCCATCGGCGGGTAACGTACCATCATAATTGGTAAAATCGCCAGCCACGACTCGATCGCCCTTAGATCGTAACTGAAGAGCGAGGACGTGCCAATCCATGGAAAAAGGGTTGATACCAACGCACGATTCATATGACACTGCATGGCGCGCCATGTGGGCTGTAAAACCCATGAAGTACTGGCGCAGGAGTAAAGTGAGAACCATCTCACCCGCGGAAAACAACCGCGTCTTGCCTGCGTCCACCTTCCCGATGGGGCGCAGCTCATCCTTAAGCGTGTCGGTAAAGTATGCACCTGCTCTCTCCCCGCGGCGTAATTTTCCCAACATCTTATCTCGGGCCTCATGAAGCTCAGGGTTGTCGAGCACATACTCGTCGGCACCCAGCCACTGAGTTTTCCCTTTGCCAGTTTTCAGCCAGCCGTAGCCTGGAGACGACGATCGATTAACGGGCTCATAATAATCATCACCTGGAATGCCAGCAACTGACTCCTCAAACGACAACACTCGTCTATCAGAATCACGACCAGGAGCTATCATCTGGCGCACGTGGTGAGTAGCCGCTTTCAGAGCCGATGGATCCATCATAACTTGGGGCTGGCACGCTTTGGCGAGGGCAATCGCCATGGGATCCTTCCACTCAGTGCCATCATGAAATCTTGTCAAGTGTGCTGGTTTCTTTGTCGCTGGCGGTCCCAAGTGAGACACGGGGGATTCTCGGATTGCTGAGGTCTTCGCTCGGTAAACCTTAGACGTCGCGTATCCCACATGAACTGTTGCTCCGGGGATGGGAGCCGGGAATGTGACAACACCCCCTTCAACAACAACGTCGGCCGGTGAATCCACATCGATCGCGTTATTGAGGAATGAATGTGAAAAGCGACAGACGGTACGCATCTTGCTAAGCAGTTTCTCCAGAAGCTGTTGATGTATAGCACAAGCCGCCCCTGTGTACAGACCCAGCCCAGACATTCCAGCCATATGCACTCCAATGATCTTCCGGTTAAAACGAACATCAAATGCTACAACCAATCCGCCACAGTCCCCAGGAGCTGTTTCCAATGCGTACATATAATACTCACGAATTTTCCGTGTCTGGCCTGCATAGGAGAGATCAAAAAGTGTACGTTCGTAGGCACGGCAAATGGTCGATTCCCGCATCATAACAACAGGCTCTTTCTCCGAGCCGCTGAAACCAACGAGACAAATCTTGCTGAGTTCTTCGAAGCGGCTAAAGTCTTCCGTTGTCATGAAGAATTTTGTGATATCACCGTGGCACGGAACAAACTTTGGGAACTCAATAACACACACATCGCGTGTCACACCCAACATATCTTGCTCTGCCTCGACAATAACCATATCGCTCCTCTTGAACACCAAACGAGATCGCGTGACCGGAGAATACAGCGCAACATTGTCACGAAGCAGATGCACGATATGAGCATTAGTGATTCCAATGCGTCCTTGCAGCATCGTCACTGTGCCCAAACGCAACTCAGTTGTTGCGTCATCCTCCCAAGAAGAAATCTGGTACATTGCGCGCAACACCTTTGTGCGAATTTCAAAGGCATTCTGATCGGTCACAGAGTAAGCGGGACCACCGTGCTGCTCTTTGGTTTCACAAGTTGAAACAGGTTTCGCCGCAGGGTTATTATCATACGTGGTCTCGCACACAGTTGATGTACGTGCTTGCGGGTCGTTAGTGTAAGCCGCCTCAAGACGAATCAGAGCTGCCTCTACTACAGAAGCTGGGCGCGCGCTGACAGCGCCAACTGTGTAGGCCTCGATGTTAGACTCGGTCCATTTGTTGTGAGTAACGTCATAAACATAACCACCAATGAACACACGTCGTGGAATCTTATCAAACCACCCGCGCTGGAATGCGAGATCAAAGTCCTTCTTGATAAAAATGTCCAGACCCGTGTACTCAACAGCAGTCAAGTATTTCTGAATCTCACACAAGATAGCAATATCGTGTGGATCGGTGAAACGCACAGGTCCACAAACTCGTTCCTTAACACCAGCGAAGAGTCGCAAAAGCTGGGTCAGGATGGTGGTTGCAACGAAACCAGCAACAGCACCAAGGAGCAAGCGGGAGAAAAACTTCCGCCACGGTCCGTATGTTTCATCTGATTCTGACAGTATCCGACGAGCCTCGAGCATAGTACCACTGATAACACGCCTTCGCAACGAACCCATATGCATTCTAAATGCATTTACTGATTCATTGTTAACGTGGTCGCAAGTACATACTCTCACTCGTCCGTCGAATTCCAGTCGCGACAACCCCTCATTCGCAGTACCCAGGGCCAAACCTTCATACGCGAGGTGGTAATTGCGCATAAATTCCAATTCGTGCCCTGGCTGCACTTCAACACAGTGGGCCGCCATCAGCCGAGATGACAATCCTCGTTGTGCCATAGTGGGAGCCGCTGTCGCTCTGGCAGCCATTGCCTGAATCTCTCCCAAAGCGCCGTGGTGGCGAGGATCGGACCAAGTCATCAATGTAGCCATCGGGTTGACATGACGATGCACTTTCATCAACGTCCCATACCATGAACGCTGATCGTAATACTGTACCGGGTGATTTGAAACGAATTCAGAAAACAGCTGATTATCGGTTACATCGACACCGACCAGTTGGCTCTCTGCAGTCGCGCCATCACACGGTAATGCATCGAGCGACGCAACAGCCTCCTCAATGATAGGGTCGTCAGCACGTGGCACCACTCGTGGAACACGTTTGTTCCACATTTCACGAACTCGGTCACGAATGTCCGCTCCAGCCTGTGCATTCTGAGTAACTCGATACGCAACTTCACCAGTAGCAGCAACGGCCTGAATCTCCGGCGCGACCACGGGGGGTTGCGCCATACCAGCAATGCGCGTGAAATAAGCACTTCTGTCGATACGCGCCGCGTTGCCCTGAGCCTGTTTCCTTTCCATCGCATCAACGCAAGAATCTGCCATAACCTCAAAGGTTATGGGCTCACCAACTCTAGTAAATGGAGATCGACCTTCTGTGGCCAGCTCTTGGAACACACATGTGTTGCGCAGCGCCTCTGGATCAACTGCAGCTGCTTCCATGACCTTCACCATATTCAGACCCTTAACTGTAACAGTTCCAAGTATTTTCTCCTGAACGAATTCTGGCTTCACGATCTGCTTGTAGCGTAAATGAACACGATTGCGAACAGCTTGTGGATTTGTCATGGATTCGATGTGAAAGTCCTCAACGTTGGAGGTCCAGATGATAACGCGGGGCTCGAAAACTGCATTCGCCTTATCTGACAATGCCGCCATCGTTGGTCGAAATGGTACCGAATTTGTCGCTCTAATTTGATCATAGAACTCCGGATTCGGCCGATTTTGGGTATCCTTCAAAGAACCGATGTCGTCAAAAATAACGATCTCGGTCCCTGGTCGAAAACCATCCCAAAATTCTGAGATCGGATTACGGTAATACACCTTTGACACAAGTGTCTCGGGGTCCGTATAACCCATCTTTACCAAAAGGTGTGAACACAGATAATCCATGTAGGATGACTTACCCACTCCTGAATCTCCAACAAGATGAATCACCAGTGGTGGGGTTCTCATACGCAATTGGCCTGAACCCACCTCAATGGACATCTCACGCAGACGCTGCAAGAACATGAACGAAGCCTTAAAACGAGCCGTCGCCACCATTGGCAAACGCAACGCGTCAAGCTGCGTGTTGATTGAATCTGCTCGTGATAGGAGATCATTAACGCGCAACTTGATCGCGTTATTCTCCTTTATTTGCTCGTAAATGCCAACTGTATTCAACTCGCGCACTTCGTCGCAAAAAGCGTCAATACCTGCAAACTCGTTGAGATCATCGCCGTTGTAGCCAAGGAAGGTCTTCTTGAGGAAATCCATAATAACTTTGGATCCGGATGACGCCAAATCCATCACAATCTTGGCACCTGTCACACTTGCTCCAATCCTGGAGAATCTCATGATAAACTGGTCAACATCACGTGTGGCTGGCAGTGATTTGAAGAGGAAAAGAGAGATAGCGCTGATCAAGCCGGTAATTGCCATACCGATGACCTGTAAAGGGTCAATTGATTGAGCATGCCAGCGCGACAAAAATTCCATAACCTGGTCGGCTGTGTCGCGCAGTGGAATGTTGGACAAAAAATGCGTGAATGCCACCAAAAAATTAGACACTGACCAGCCGCCTGCTGCCATATGCGCTACAAAGAAGGAACCTTCCTTCAATATCTGCTTCCAATCGAGAGGACCAGCCAATCGATCTGCCTCGGCGAAAAAGTTTGTGAACATCGACGTGTCAAACGAATGAATCATTCGAACTTCTGTGTCGAACAACTGGGCTTTTCCTCCGTGTTGAGTAACTGCGTCCCGCAACTTATTGCGGCGCTTGCCACTTCGCGGCGTAGCAGTCTTCTGTGTTTTTTTCTCACATCGCCAGAACTCTTTTTGCATCGCGTCGCTCATCCACTTGAGCTTGCGACCTCGCGCCTCTTTCTTGTTGAGCGCAATACACTGCTCAACAGAGATATCCTCAACAAACTCGAGAATCTCGTCCTCTCGTTGAAACGCCAGATTTTCAGATGTTCCTAGTTCTGAAAGCGATGTGGGGAGCACTCGGATATTATTGTGCGCATCATGGTACCAAGCGTCTTCTGAACAATCAAAGGGGATGTTTGCACCTTCATATTTGAAAGTGCCACAGATGGAAAGTTCGGTCGCTTTCTTAGCCGCGCTCTTCTTACTTCGACGTCTTTTAACGGTCGTCCACTCATAAGAGCTTGTGAGCGGATTTTCGACTGGGGGCTCTCCATACTTCCACGTTATTCCTGAGACTGAGCCATCAACATTCTTCACAACGAGTGCACTTAGGGCAACTGACATCTTGGTGGTAAAATTGGTTTGCCTTAGTTTCGATGCCCGAAGGATGATATGCACACAGGCCGCTACCCGGTCTTCGCCTATGAGCTATGCTCCAATAGGTGGCACACATATCACCGCACACCTCTAGCCGGCACGCCTAACTCCAACTTACTTCATTGGAAACATTGTAGAGCGAAGTTAATCGATACAATAGTCCAACGAAGGGTCAAAGGTTTGCACTAGAGGCCATCTTCCCGGAATCACTATCGCCACGGATTCTCACGCGTGTACGAGTTCAACAGCCGAATGCTCTCGCTAACGTCTGGGGTACTAGCCCAACAACGCTCGCCTGCACGCGATTCCTTTCAGAGGGGCGCCACTGGAGCAGCGGATGTGATAATGGACGATGCAGGGACCGAGGTCAGTCCCCGGATCATCCACATCATCCGCGTTTCCAGTCCGAATAATGGGCGCTGAAGAGATACACCACGGTAATACAGCTTACTCCCGTGCATTTGGGGTCCCTATTCCTGAGTAAATACCTAAGCTCTGCTCACAGCCAGCTACTAAACGTTGCACAAAGTTTATGTGACACTTGCCTTATCAGGGCTACCATGCCGCTCAACACGCAATATCGCACCAACCCTCGTCATAACTTTACACTTATCTGGGATGAGAGTTTTTACGATATCGAGATCAGGCTTCTATGGAGTGCTTTACAACGAATTCTTCTGGTTCACCACAGAACTAACATAAGACGAATAAACTTAGGGTTTAAACGAATCACCTCAACATACACACACACATACATACACACACACACACCTATATGAAATTTCGACGATGAGGATAGTGATGAAGTAGAGAATAATGAGAAAATGAAATGAAAATAGAAACTTCCAACTCTGCTAGTGAAGGTGTTCCAAGAGCATCTTAGACTGGTTCTCAAGAGCATCTTGATCTGGATCTTTACCGGGAGCTTCCCGGCCAGGTTCGCGGTTATCGGACGCTGCCTATCGCAAGAGGACGGGGGGAATTACCC